ATCTCTTCGTAGTTCTGCTTCTTTCCACTTATTTTCTTCAGCCATTAGCTATACTCCTTATCTCTTCCACTAAAAATTTCATATTTGTTTCTAGCTGTTTTTACTAAATCTACCAAACTGGATAAACTCCCAATTTCTTTTATGATTTTGCCCATTAAATCAATATCTTTTCCTAATAAGAGATTTATATTATTATAAATCGACCTACCATACGGAACTTGGCCGCCTGTAGTATTCGATGACGGTATTGTAGACACATAAACTCTTGAAGGTTCATTCACTGCAGCAGAACCATCTATTTCAGCTGTAATAACTGCATCACCATCGCCCGCATCACTTATTACTATTGTGGGCGCGGATGTATATCCAGTACCTCCGGCCGTAATGGCCACACCAATAATTCCCCCTTCTGAATTAACAGTATACGATCCAGCAAATGATGAACCTCCTCCACCAGTACCAGTTAAAGTTCCAGCAGTATAACCATTACCACTAGCCTCAATTGTTAAAGCGGAGACTCGAACAGTAGCCCCAGTACTATATGCATATGTTGGTTTTCCAATTCGTGCATCTATTTCCGCAATTCTTGCATTCAATGTGGTTACTAAAGTACCACACGCGGTAGAAAATGTTACCCATTTTGCGTGACCATTTTGACTAGAAAAATTATCAAAATTTACTGCTGATCCTACATTATCGCCTCCCACATCTAGTCTGTTATTTCTGCTACTCATCCCAGCTGCAGAATAGAAAGTGGTTAATGAACCTTTTATATCCGACAATGTAGTATCCCAAACACCTAATCCACCTACAGTCGCGGAAACATAAGTATCAAAATTAGCATCATTCGCTGAAGCCGAAGTCACATGTTTAGTGCTTGCCCCTTCCATAACAGGATCACGAAATTTAGCTCCACCCGCTGTAGTTCCTTGTAATTCATCCATTACACTTGCTATAAATGCAACATCTGCATTGGCTGTACTACCATCGGTTGTCAATTTTCTTGCTATATAATTGGATACAATAGGATAGTCTATTACAGGACCTAGGCCATTTGAAACCGTTTCATATGTTGAATTTGAGTTCGTATAAGATGTTACATATGAGTGCCTTCGAATTATTCCATTGCTCACTCTATACCAATATGATGTTACCGTGGGTGAATCTTGGCGATATCCGGAAGTCCCATCAGCAGGAATTACATCATCCTCCGGAACTGTGCTGTTCGTTGTTGAATTTGCACTCCCTGCCAATTCTTCATTCGCTCGTATTTTTGTTACAACCTTTGTCAACCCTGTTCTTGGAAGTGTTGCTCGTGGTTCTGTAGTTCTCGGCAAGGTAAGACTTGCAACAGCTGTTCCCGCATCTGTACCAATCGCTGCAAGTGCACCATTAGCTTGCGGAGCATAATAAAATCTTTCCGCGATGTCAGTTATATATCTAAACTCAGGTAAGTTCCCGGTACTATCCGACCTTTTCATATCCATTCTAACATATCTTCCTGCAGGAATATCATTCTCACCCAATCCAGTAGGTTGTGTTCCTATAATTGTGAGTGACGCGCCAGTACCTTCTGTCTCATACGCCTTGCGTGTGGAACCCATTGCCGGAAAAATTGGATTTGTTTCTATATAAGGATATGTGGTATCATTTATTTCTTTTCCTTCAGAAACAAAATCACTTCTTGATCCCCTTGTTAAATCATTTGTTGCATTAGCACTTCCATTATCTGGATCAAAGAAACCAAGTAGACTTACAAATTGAGAAGTATTTGCATTTAATAAAGCATCTGCTCCCGCATCTGCTGCACTATAATCACCCGCATCATCACCAACCGGCAGCCAATCTGAATTTGTTACTAATCCCTCTCCTACTATTTCTACTTGACAAAATATATCATTCTCTGCATAACCAAATGGAACACTATTTACAGTAAGATTAACTGTTCCAGTTGTTGTTGCAATTCCTGTATTACTAAGCCGGATTTTACTATCTGCAGACATTACAGCTGCAATTGTTACATTATCATCTGGAATTCCTGTACCACCAATCGTATCACCAAATTTAATTTTTGCGAGATCGGTATCTGATATTCCTGTTACTTCTATACTATCTACTGTGGTGGTTCCGATGATAGTGAAAGAGTTCACATAGCTAGTATGTCTCTTTAAATATAACTTCTGACCGAATGCTGGACCTAATGTAGTATAATTGCCATTACTACCTTGTGTCAAATGGTCTTGCAATGTCAAAGTATTTAATTCATTAAACAATCCCTCACTTTGTAATGATACACTAGCAATATTAGCTTTTGCAAAGTCGGCATTCCATGTTTCCGCTTCGGTTGTTACATCTGCTCCCCAAGCAATTGCATTACCAAAAGAAGTTTCATTATCTGGTGTAGAATATGGAGTAATACTATCATTAATGTCTATTAATTCTCCAGTTACTCTTGACCTGACTAGATAATAATCCCGAACATCAGTACTAAATGTATTACTACCTTGTGTCTGTGTTCCAGCCAAACTAGTTAAATTAATAGTATATGTTTCTTCAATATTAGTAGCCTTAATTCCCATAAAAGAGGTATTTGGTTCTGTAAGACCAATAGGGCCATTTACTGTTCCTGCAGGCGGTAATGTAAATTTTCGAATACCTTGTGTAGAACCCTTTATGGACCCGGCGCCATAACATATTAATCTTTGTGCCGCCAAAGATTCACATACAGTTGCAAGAGACATATTTGTGGCTACTCCTGATTCATTCTTTCCTCCTGTGAATGCCTCACATAGTGCATTTAATCGTGTTTCGGCAAATTCTCTGGCTAATGTAATACTTTCAAGAATCCCTGTTCTCGCAGACAAAGCAGTGTCAGGACTGTTGTCTAACTCTTCTTTTAGTTCGATTAATTTTGTAGCAATTCCGGCCATATAATTCCTCTATGATAAAGGTCCTGAAAATGGTATTGGTGGTGCGCCTGGAATCAACCCACTCACTACCCATGTTTTTGCCCACGTATCTAATATGTCGGCCATCTCTTTTGCGAAACTCATTCCCGATGGTTGTGGCCCAGAATATAATTTCATTAACGGTCCCATATGAGAAGGTGGTGCAACTGGCGGACCAATTTGATTTGTGGACATATATGTTAGCGCCATAGATGATAATGCTGATGCTATCTGAGAACCTATTGCCGCACCGCCTGGTAATTGTGATGCAAAAACTTGCCCTATTGTCATTCCTGTGGAAGTGTCCACTACATTTGTTGTAGGAAATCCACCCGCATTTTGTCCCATTTTTAAATAATTAGCAAATGATTTTGCGATATCTTTTCCTGGCTTCATGGGATCAGGACTATGAGTTGCAAACGTTCCCATTAATTCACCAAACAATGTTGCTTTAACTAGCGCCATTAATCAAGACTCCCACCAATTTTCAATGATTTAAGTAATGCCAACTTAACAGTAGCCGGGGGCATTGGTGGCCCAGAAGGTCCTGTTCCAGTTGGATGTGTATGTTCTGTTATAATATCTATTAATTCATCTAATATCTCTTTCAATGAAGCAATTACTCCAGCAACTTTTACTTTACCTGAAGAAGCAATCGTTACCTCACCTAATATTCCTTGCATAGAGGCATCACCCCCACTACCTAATTTAAGTGTCGATAATAGACTACTCATTTGAGCACTTCCCACCACACTAGAAAGTTCTATATTTCCCAATAATGCAGTACCTGTAATACCAGTCGTTCCTAAATTAGAATTTAATTCTATATCACCGATAGGTTTTAATGCTATAGAAGCTCCTGCACCAGCAAGGCCCATGTTCATTTCAATTCCACCTGAAACTATATTATCAGTACATTCCATTCCAATCTTACCTAAAGTGGCAGAAGTCTTTTTAGCATAACCCATTGTCATTGATGGTAACACTCCAAATATAGATTCGTTTATCGAATCAGTAATATTGAGTGTCATTCCTCCACCAGTTTGCATACCGATAGAACCTTGAGAATTTAAACTATATGCTCCAGTTTGTATAGTTAGTTTTCCACCTACTGATTTCTTCTCATCGCCTATTGTTGTTTCAGAAGAACGTGCAGATTTCTTTTCAATAATCACATTATTGGCCGATAGAGTAAGTGTCTCTGATGCTCTTAATGTCATTTTCGCGGCTATTAAATTAATTGCCCCTAATGTATTATTAACATTAAATCTTCCTCTTTTTATTGCAACTGAATAATCACCATCAACCTTGTCCACTTTATTACCAAGAACATAATTTTCTTGCGAACCATCAATAGTCGTATAATCACCCGCTTCAATATGTGTATATTTTGCTCCTAAAATAATATTATAATAATTGTTTACTATTTTATCAACCTTAATACCTACTGGATGAATTTCAGTAAAAGTACCTGTTCGATGATACCAATGTAATCTTTCGGAATTGGGTGTATCATCCATTTCAATAACGTGGCCGCTTTCAGTTTGGTGTACGTGATTATATGGATAGATTGCTTGCCAGGGACTTGGTGGTTCAGACCAAGATTTACCATCAGCAGTCGGAATATGCATTTGTCCTGCTTTCCGGTTTTCCATTTTTTCAAATACAATACCTGAAACTCTTGGATCACTCGTATCAGTATTTCCACGAATACCTCTTGCTAATCTATTTGTAGTTGGTTCTTTTAGATAGTCTAAATTTCTAGTTGTTGATATGGCTGTGTTTGCTAAACCCGTATCAGGATATGTTGATCTAAGTGGCTGTTCTACAACCTTAACAGTAAATGGTGGAGTCGTTGTATTAGGACCAGTTGTTCCAATCAAAGATTTTACTGAACTCTCTTTCTCAAGGGTAACATCAGCTGAAATTGCAACAGTTTGTACATCTTCAGTAGGATCAGGATTTGCATTGTGCTTAATGCTTGCTGGTTCTCTGGGAACCAAATCAGCTTGAGGATTATAGAAAAGATCTCTCTTTCCTCCCTCATCTGGAAACATTGGATGTCCGACATCTCCACCCTCTAATCTTGGATCAAGAAACCCTCTACCACCTATTGCGGTTCCATCATTATTAACTCCTTTTGCATCTAATTCTGGAATACCACCAATTGTTCCAAAAAACATTGGTTCTTGTCCGTCTTCTCCATCACGATAGAAACCAATTACCCATGTGCCTTCAACTGGACCTAATGGTGTGGAACCAACCCCTGTTTGACTTGCTGAAGTAATCGGCGCGACAGGATATGCCCACGGTAATCCTGCAGTTGGTTGGTCGTTCTTGTTTTCCGAATGCCACCCCAAAACTCTAATCTTACATCTTCCAAGATAAAGCGGATCATGGCGGTCTTCGACAACTCCTTGCCACCAAACAAATCCACCTTTTCCCATAAAATATGCCATAGTATTATCCTATCTTTGTGATGGTGGTAGCGACTGAGTAATACTTGTTGTATCATCAGCTTCCGGTATTGATCTATCGTTTCCAGGTGGAACTTTTAATGAATCTTTTATACACTCAAATTCGATATCATATGTTTCTTTATTGAAATGATGGCGTAATTTAGTAATTAAATAGTATCCACTTAAATACACATGATGTTGTGATTGTGTAATTCCGTCCCTATCTTCAAGAAATGTTGTAGGTAATTTAAATTCTATTAAATCTCCTACTGCTCTAGTAGATAATCCAGGCGCTCGAATATTTAATTTAATATTAGTGGCTTGCTGACTTTGTACTAATCGTGATTGCATCCATTGTTCTACTCTATTTGGAATAATGTTTAGATTCGATTTTACTTCTCCCTTTACACCTCTTGATCCTAGATCAGTTTTAAATCTAATATCATGTGCAAAATTAGAAGGATAAAAACTCATTACCGATTCAGGCGAACCTAATGCATCTTGTTTTTCAGTAGCTAATTTTCCTGTTCCTAAATGAGTAAAAGAATCACTAAAGTTTTTGGCATCGGCGGGTTGTCGTAGAGACTCTACTATTTCAACTGCACCGGTATCTGGATCTATCCTTGTTTCACCACCTATTGAAGTGGGATCATGCATATTAAAATCTAAGGTATCATATTTCATTCTAATCAAATCATGTGTAAGTAATCTATTTGCATACATTCCGGCTGTCAGGTTTTCAAGAACATCAAAATTAGAAGAAAATGAATATGCCGAAACAGCTGTCATTTCTATAGCAATATTTGTAGCTTCATCTGTTTTTGAACCCATTCGTTTTGGCTGTACCACGTACACTTCTTTAACAGGTTCTTCTGGTGCGGTATATACTAATTCAGTAGGTGAGCCCGGTGCACCTGCTACTGTACTATACCCCATACCACCACCGGACATAAGAGTTTCCATAGAAATAAAAAAGAATCCTCTTATACTTTCATAAAAAACATAACTAGATCCTAACGCATGTTTACCCGCAGATACTGCTCTTGATGCCAAGAAATTAAAAGCCTTGAATGGAGTTTGATTTGGTATAATTAAATCTGTAAGATTCTTAGTAGGTTCAATAAAAATACGTTTAGCTCTACCTCCTCTACCTCGTTGAAAAAATTGTCTATAAAGAGATTTTACTACATCAGATATTTTTCGTGGTTCAAGTGAAACTGGATCAAGTGCGGATTTTTTAACCTTTTGTTTTAAATTTAAAATGGCCTCTTCAGAAACGAAAGATAATTTATAAGTTATTATTCCTTCATTAAGTTTCGTAATATTAAGAATTTTAACTACTCTAAATTTTAAATTAATCAGGCCCTCATTTAGACTTCCTTCAAACGGGCCTGGAATTGCATTTGAATTTCTCTGTCTTTCAAGGCCTTTTGTTTTTACTTGAATGTGTATAGTTTCTTCACCAATAATAGGAACACTTTCCAGTAATCCTACACCATCTTGTATCTGTATATTTCCAGTAAGATAGCTTCCAAAAAGATCCTCATAGATATTAAAATCTGACCAGGCGGCCTTTAGATCGACATACCCCTTTCTATTGGGCGAAGTCAGTCGAAGTTTCTGAAGCTCAAAATCACCAGGAAATGAGGGGAGTTTTTTGCTGTCAGGATTTTTTAAGAAATCTGATTTAGATCCATGATCAGCCGACTGTGGATTAACCCCCTGCCCCGCTTTTCGCCTCTCAAGAATGCTTGGTGGTCCTCCAGCCATCAGTTAAGTTTCTCCGAATGTTCAGAAAGTATCTCTGCAACATACCTTCTATCAATTAATTTAATTTCTCGTTTAGCGTCATTTCTAGTTATTTCCCAATCATAACAATATACAATATTTCGATCTGCAGCATCAAGAGCATCATAGGTTGTTACATCAACCTCCAAACATGCTAAAGGAATTGCTTCACTAGTACCTGTTGCTTCTATTCTCTGCCTAACAATTTGTTCATAATGATGTACACCATTTTTTGCGGCTGCTAGAGTTCCGTATTTGTTTTTAATATAATTTCCAAATTCTCTAGAATTCAATGGCCAGTCAAAAATGGGATCATATATTTCATTAATTAAAAAAATTAACCACGTATATTTTACATCACCATATATCTTAAATGATGTTATATCAGGACGCTCTGATTCTGGTATTGAATAAGAAAAATAATTAATAATATCATTTTTAATAATGCTTTTTATTTTTGCATTTAACATTAAGTTAATCACAGTCTTAGTTTTACTGGGTTTTGCTCCAGTAATATCATAATTAATTTGTGGATAGTGTTGAAAATATTCAGACATGTATTATGCTCCTTGCTCTATTCTTTCTCGATACATTACTTCTAGTTCCATAAATGAAAGTTTCATTGATATACTTACTGGAAATTGTGTACCATCAAAAAATAGAGGTACACTTTCTGTAGTAAAATCTAAATCACAACCAGTCAATACTGATTTCCCTATATTAAACATAGGATTTGAACCACTTTTTGGTAATGGTCTTCCATCAATATAATAATTAATCTCAAATGTGTCAGGATATCCAAACAACATTGAAGGTGCAGTTTGGGAATCTCCTCCTCCATGAGAAGGTAACATAGATTTTTTAAATACATTTACAATTTTCACACAAGTCTTAGATTCATCTACATCTTTAGGTAACATTTGAAAAGTAAAATCATGTGTTCTCATATCGGAAGGACCTTTATATGCGGCAACAATATAAGGATTAAGTACAGCACCTTGTGCTCGTTCCATTACAGTTTTTGTTCCTTCTACCATAAGGTTCGCTCTTTCTCCCGCTTTAAGTAGCCCCACTTTTCCGGCTTCACTTCCCGTTGCTGAGGCTTGGGCAGACAATATACCTTTCAAATTATCGACACTAAATCCTCCGGGTGGACCTCCAGTAGTTTGCATTGCTTTAACAGCTTTATCCGCCATAGCTCCTAATCCACCTAACGCAACTGATTCATATTCTGATTTATATGATGTATTTAAAGCGTCGCCAGGAATATATAATGCTACCTCAAACGTCGGACGTTGAGATTTGAAACCTGAAGCTTCAAAGGCTACCCAATTATCAGTTTGACCGGACATTCCTCCAATATTAGAAGGATATTCATAATATTGCATTGCTGTCATTGCTGAAGCAGTTGGGTCCATAATTCCAGTAGATGAATCATTAGCCAAAGTTAATGGGCCATCATAATCGTAGAATTTTGAAGATTCTTGTACTAACTCACCTTTTTCATCATCCCAAAAATATATAACTTCTGTGTAAATTTTCATTACGGACATCCTTTTGTGATTGGTATTCTTGAACTATCTATATATTTATATGGCATACAAGGGAAAGTTTCGCCCTCAAAATTACAAAAAATATAAGGGGGATCATACTAAAATTATTTATCGATCTGGGTGGGAATTAACCTTCATGAAATACCTAGATCGACAACCTGAAGTCTTGCGATGGTCAAGTGAAGAAATTATTATACCCTATCGTTCACCCATTGACAATAGAGTACATAGGTATTATCCCGATTTTTGGGTTAAAACTAATCAAGGGGAATCTCTAATTGAAATCAAACCAAAGAAACAAACAAAACCCCCAAAACCCAATCCTAAACATAGGAGAAGATTCCTCAAAGAAGTGAGAACATGGGGAGTCAATGAAGCTAAATGGAAGGCAGCAGAAGAGTTTTGTGAACATAAAGGTTGGAAATGGCAAATAATAACAGAGGACACTTTGATAACTAAATAGTAATATGGCTACTGTAGAAGAATCCTATTTGGATAAATTAAAAGACGCAATAAAGACTAATTCAGTAACTGCTAAAGCAAGAGCGGCGGGTAACTGGTTTCGCTCAATTGTCAATAGAACAAAGGGTCAGTTTTCTGATGAAACGCCAAAGACAATACTTTCACGTTCAGACAGTTTAGTATCTAAAAGTGTACTAGGGAAAATGTATTTCTATTCTTATGATCCTAAATGGAAAAATGAGCTTCCCTGGTATGATACTTTTCCTTTAGTTTTTCCTATTGAAAAATATCCAGATGGATTTCTAGGATTGAACTTTCATTATCTTGCTCCAAAACATAGAGCTATATTAATGGATCAACTTAAGATGTTTGCAAATAATAAGAGCTATGATGAAACTACTAAATTGAAATTGACATATAATATGCTAAAAGGTTTCACCAAAATTAAAAGAGCAAAACCAACAGTACATAGATATCTTTCAAGTAAAGTTAAATCTAAGTATGTTCTTGTTAATGCAGATGAATGGGAAGTAGCACTTTTTCTACCAGTAGAAAGATTTAAAAAAGCAAGCAAAAAACAAGTATGGGCTCATAGCGGAAGGATGTTCTAATGTCAGGCACAGCACAATTTGCAATAACTGATTTTATGGCCAAATTGGATGGTCTAGGAAGTTATGCAAAAAGAAATAGATTTACTGTTGAAATTATACCACCACCAACTTTAGTTACTTCGGTTCCAGTTGCATCAATAGAATTTCTTATTTCGGCCGTTTCATTGCCAGGTAGATCTTTAGGATCAACCACTTACAGAAGTGGTGGTAAATTTGGCTTAGAAGTTCCCTATGAAGTAACAGAGGAACCCGTGTCACTTACTTTCTTAGGTACAAATGATTGGACTGCTAGAAAATTTTGGTATGATTGGCATGAGCATATACAAGCTAACGGTTCGTGGAATATGCGATATTATAAAGATTTCATAGGAACGGTTTCAATTTCAGTTTATAATGAAGACGCACAAACAGCAGGAACCCCCACACATAAAGTAGTATTACATAAATGTTGGCCGAAAACAATAGGTGCTATAGAACTAGGATGGGAAAGTGGCGAATTGATAGATTTTACAATAGATATTGCATATAGCTGGTGGACTGCACATAGCGTAAATAGTACAGGCTCTGCGAATGCACCCACCAAACCCCAGTCCGCTCCTCCTTCAAAGTTTGCTGTAACACCAGGGGGAACAGGAACTAGACAAAAATGGGTGAATGGAAAATTAGTAATAGATGAAAAATTTTAATTATTATATATTATAGGAGAATATTATGGCTTTACCAAAGGTAAGCATACCCACTTATGAATTGACAGTACCATCTTCTGGTGAGAAAGTCAGTTACAGACCTTTTCTTGTAAAAGAAGAAAAGACATTATTAATGGCTGCAGAAGATCAAAACGTAGCTACTATAACCAAAGCTATGAGAGATATTATATTTTCTTGTACAGAAGGAGAAGTAGATCTTAAAACTCTTGCACCTTATGATATCGAATATATTTTTCTTCAACTTAGAGGAAAATCGATTGGTGATGTAATAAGTCTTAAGCTGAAAAAACCAGAATCGATTGACTGTGAAGAAGCTGAATGTCCTGAAGGCACAGAAGTTTCAATTAATATCGATGATATAAAAATTGACACTTCAACAATGATGGATTCTAAGATAGAACTTACAGAAACTATCGGTATAAAATTGGGATATCCTCAACTTGAGACAGTACAAAAGTATGTAGTCAAAGGTGGGGGAATGTCTGCTGACGGAATATTTAAAATGATTAATGACTGTATTGAATATATTTGGGAAGGTGAAGAAATATACAAGGCAAAAGACTCTACTAAAAAAGAACTAACTGATTTTGTTGAATCTCTTAATTCCATACAATTTACTAAAATACGAGATTTTTTTGAATCGATGCCTAGACTACAACATGAAATTACGTGGACCTGTTCAAAATGTAACAAATCCGCTCCTTTATTACTTGAGGGGATTGACTCTTTTTTCGAATAGGGCTGAGTCATGATACTCTGGCGAATCATTATCAAACAAACTTCGCTATGATTCAGCATCATAAATGGAGTCTAACAGAATTAGATAATATGATTCCATTTGAGAGACAAATATACGTAATGTTATTAGAGACATGGATTAAAGAAGAGAATGATAGAGTGAAAGAACAAAACGCCAAACAAGGGAGAAGATAAACATGGCCGATAAGACCATTAAAGATGTTGTTAAGCAATTAGAGGATACAAACAAACTCCTTCAAGAAACGCTTGAAAAAGACGATGCTATGTTTAGCTTACAAGATTCTTCTGGAATTGTTGGAAAAATTGCTCGACAAATGGAGAGAAACGCAGAAAAGAAGAGAGAAAAACAAGCAGAAGATCAGGCGGAGAGCCTGGACAAAATCTCCCAAGCATCACAGACTTCTAAAGATTTAGCTGAAAACAATGACCAGCTCATGGGTGATACCTTTTTTATGGAGCAAGATGCGCTGCAGCAAGTTGATGATGATATAACAAAACTTGCAACTTTTGTGGCCGCATCTGCAGGTGAGGTGGGTGAATTGGTTGATCAAGGTGAAGATCAAATCGAAGCGGCGCAAGCAACTAGAGTTGGAAATGATGAAACAACATTAGAACTTGCTAAATTGGTAAATCAAGGTGAAGATCAAATCGAAGCCGCGGAAGCAATGGAAATGGCTCAAAGAGAGGCCGCGAGAGAAGCGGCTAGAAAAGAAGATAAGCCGACAATTGAAGTTGCTGTAAATATGGAACCACCAGAAAAAGAGGATGGATTTTTAATGTGGGTACTGAAAGCTCTTGGATTGATTGGCGCAGGTGCTGCGGGTCTTGCTTCAGGTCTGTTAGTAGGGTGGTTAGCTTTTGTGGGAGACTTACTAAAAAGACTTGGAAAGATTTTTAAATTAGATAAAATTAAATTGCCAAAATGGTTAGATGACTTCTTCAAAGCTTTTAGCAAAGAAGGAAAACTCTATAAAAATACTATGAAATATATTGATGATTTCAAGGCACCAAAATGGTTAGATAATTTCGTTAAGCAATTTACCAAAGAAGGTAAGATTGCTAAAAAAGTTATGAAAATCATTGATAATTTTAAGATGCCTAAATTCCTTGATGACTTCTTTAAAGCATTTACCAAAGAAGGTAAACTTGGTAAAAAAATTATGAAAATCATTGATAATTTTAAGATGCCAAAATTTAAGATTTTCGACACAATTGGAGATTTCTTTAAAAGCACAGATAAGTTTAAAGAAATTAGTAAAGCTATCAAAGGAGTCAAAGATCTATTACCAAAAGGTGGAGGTGGTGGAACTATTGGAAAAATGTTTAAGGGTATAAAAGATGTATTCAAACCCCTGAAAACACTAGGAACTACCCTCGGCGACGCATTCAAACCACTTAGTAAATTACTTGGAACGGGTGCAAAAGGTTCTGGAATTTTAAACTCTATGAAGGCTTTCCTTAAAGGTGGAATGATAGGAAAAGTCTTCAAGGCCTTTGCTTCAGTTGGAAAGGCTATTGCTGCACCACTTACTATAATTATGGGTATTGTTGATGGATTTTTTGAAGCAAAAGATGCTGTATCAAAAAGTGAAGGAATTATGGCTACAATGGTTAATTCTGTTGTTGGTGCCATCGGTGGTTTCATTGATGGAGCAATATTTCAACTCTTAGACCTACTCAAAAGTGGAATATCTTGGATTGCTGGATTTTTCGGATTTGATGAAGTTGAAAAATTCCTTGATAGTTTTTCTTTCTCTAAGATGTTCAACGAATTCTTGGATGACATCTATGCATGGTTCAATCTCTTATTCAGCGATCCAGTTGCAGCATTAACAAAGTTACTTTCAGGATATTTTGGTGCCATGCTTTCAATAGGAGATTTTATCGTTGATATGTTGAAAAAACCTTTCATATGGATAATGGAATTGTTTGGATGGGATGACGCTGCGGCAGCAACCGAATCATTTTCTCTTTCTGGTACAGTCATGGCAGCATGGGATAAAGTAGTTGCATGGATTAAAGGATTGTTTGCATGGGGTAAAGATGCGGGAGCCACAGAAGAAGGTGGATGGTCATTCTTAACATTTGTAGAAGGTGCATGGACAAAAGTGAAAGAATGGTTTTCTAGTCTTCTCTCATGGGGAAAGGAGACAGAAGCAGGAAGTTGGATTGTAACTACTATTGATTCTGTAGTTACAACCGTCAAGGAATGGTTTACTGGATTGTTTAGTTGGGCATCTACAGAAGATGAGAAGGATAGTTGGATTGTCAAGACAATAAAAGGAATAGTAACAACTGTCAAGGAATGGTTTGGTTCTATGTTTAAATTTGATTCTGGTTCTGATGTATTGAAAACAGTAATGAATATAATGATGTGGATTCCAAATCTATTTGTGAAAGCAGTAGCAGGAATTGCTTCATGGTTTGCAGGGCTTCTTGGATTTAAAGCAGAATCAGAAGCGATTGCGACAGCTGGAAAAGATTTTAGTTTTGGGGATTTGATATTTAAAGCAGTAAAAGCAATCGGAGATTACTTTAGTGATTTATTTGATAGTATTGTAAATTTCGATTTTGGATCATTAGCAAAATCAATAATGCCAGCAAAATTATATGATTGGATATTTGGAGGGGGGCCGGAAACAGGAGAAAAAGAGGAAGCAAAGGTTAAGCAGGCAGAAGAAAAATTCGATAAGGGTAGAAGCGAAAAATCAAAAAAAGAACTTGATTCTATGGGCTTTATTGAAAAAGGTTCAAAATGGAATCCGTTGGATAAAGACAATCTTGACATTGCAAAAATTCAAGCTGCACTTGCTGCATCAAAAAATGATAAGGCAGAACAAGCAAAATTAATAAGTGCTCTTACTCTACAATTAGGTGATACAGCCATTGCAGAAGATGATAGACAACAACTTGCTGCTGTTTTAGAACTAACAAAAGGTGTCAAACATAAAGCTGAAGGTGGTTTGGTAGGGTTGTCTTCATTTGCATCAGGCACTCTTGGATCAGCCATGGGACTTGAAAGTGGTGGGTTATTTACTCTAACTCAGGGGGAAATGGTTTTAGATAATCAAGCCGCCCAAACATTCTTACAGGCGGCTATGATATTAAAAGGACAAGATTTAAGTAGTGGTCAAAGTCTTATGGACTTAGAGAGAGACAAGCAGACAACAGCGGGATCATCGAGTACTGTGGTTGTTAATAACACATCAACTAACCAAGTAAATTCTTCTCAACCTATGGTATTGCCTGCCGCTGGAGTGAATCCGACTGATGGTGATTGGAGGCCTCCAGCTTAGTAGTTAAGTTTTATAAAAACCATCTGAAAGATAATAGATAAGAGCATCAATCAAATCGGGTGAACCCCAAGCTGCCGCACACCATACCACTAAAAGCACACAAAAGAAAAATCCATACATAGCATTATTCTCATTATTCATTATTCTTGCTCTGCTAATTTCGCAAAGTATGAATACTCATCTGAATCTGTACTAGTTACAGTTTCTGCAGTTGTAACACTTTCAACAACAGGTTCTACATGTGGAGTAGTCATAGGTTTGCCACCATCAAACGGTGCATCAAAACTATTAGATTGTGGTGTGGGAGTATTAGTTGTTACTCCAAGAACTCTATCCAATTTCTCTTTCAAATCTGCATAGGATTTAAAATTCTTTGGATCAGTAAAGTCTTCCAATGAATGTTCCGTTTTCCAAATTTCTTCCATCTTAGTCTCATCTTCATCAAGAGGAGAAGGATTTTCAAATTCACTCTTATCATAATTTGAGAACCCATCAATCTTACGAATCTTTATTTTGAAATTCGCGCCTTCCCATAAATCAAAGGGATTGACTGGAGTTTCATCTTCGAATTGAGGATTCATCTTATCATTAAGTTTGTCCCAGATTTTCTTCCCATACTTGTACAGGCGAACCTGATTTTCGTTTTGAGGATTTGCTGGGTCTTTGAGAACATAAACATTTGAGACATAAGTAAGTCTACGTTTCTGTTTCCGGGCGATCTCTTTGTTCGCCTCGATACCTGAGTTCCAGAGTTGTGAATTATGTTCACTTACTGGATCTTTTTGACCAAGAGTAGTCAAAGAGTTTTCAATGTACCACCCACCCGGTCCTTGAAATCCATGATTCCATGAACGTGACCAGGGAAGGTCTTCTCCATCTGGAGCAGGGAGAAATCGAACAACGGCCATTCCATTGCCTGACTTGTCCAATTCTGGACGCCAGAATCGATCATCATCACCTTGACCTCTTGCGGGAGTATTAATTTTTGCGGTTTCTTTTAGGAGGGATTGGAGTTTATCTCCACGTTTTTTCTTCATATCTGAAAACGACATATTTACCTTTCGTATATTTCGTATTGCGTTGTATTGATTGTATTGCGATTTATTCACTTAATCATTATATAACTATATTATACCATGCTTTTTTGATTTGTCAACCCCTAAAGGTCTTCACCAATTTCTCTCCTTTCATATTGGTAGTTTAGATGTTTTTGGAATAAGATGAAGATCTTCTGCTTCATCTTGTACATTTTGTTTCAGTTTTCCGCCAACCATTTTACCGGCGGTTTCTGGTTCTAATTTATTTTCTTCACAGTAAAACATAATAGCATCTATATAAGTCATCTTAGTTTTTTGAACTAACTGCTCAATGTTCTCCATGAATATCATGGAATTATTCATTTTAACGGCCATTATTTAATGCTTCAGCTTCTTTATGTTCTGGATCTTCTTTCTCTTTGAACCAGTAATCAGTACTCTTCGCTAGGACTGCCACGTAGGCTCCCACCAGAATATTAATTAGTTGCATGTGGGGATCTGAAGTAGCTTGTGTAAAGAATAACAAATATATCAAGATTAAAAATGTTAGAACGATACCCCACGATAAAGTAATTCTTGCCCAATAATTTTTTACTTTTCTTTTTTCAATTGCCGACAATTCTTCGCCGGATTGTTTTTTAGTAACTGCCATAGTATTCCTCATTCATATTCTATATATTTAATACCTTGTTCTTCAAGGAGTTGACGATTTTTTATATGTTCAGCTTCAATTTCTTCTTTACTTCCACCAAAGTATCCTACTGCATAACCACTTTCACACATCCACTTGTTTATATTTGTCCATCCACCAAATTCATGTCCGTCTTCAGTACAGTTAATCCAAAGTTCTCCTAATACTCTACCGAACTTACCTCGGCTATCCGACTCTGGGCATCTACATTGTATTTCTATATCATCTCTGTCTGACAATATTGCCCAATGCACCCACGACTTAAGTGCGGATGATGAGAGTTTTCCATAAAACTTTTCTTCCAAATCTCGCGTTCGTGATTCAGGAGTATCGATTCCTAGTAAGCGAATTCTATTACATATTCGTACATCGAAACCCAAATCAAAAACTGCATCAATAGTATCTCCATCAACAACCTTCTCTACAGTAGTTATGTTGTAGATAAATTCACAAGGTTCAGCATTTGTATATTCAGCCACGTTTATTCTCCCATTTTAAATTCCATTTATCATCTATAAGTTTTACTTTAACTCGACCCAAATCTTCTACTTCAGGATAAAGATATGTATATCCTTGTCCACCATAGTTAGGATTAACTTCATGGGGCTCACCCCTTTCGATTTTTCCAGCCAAGTCTACCAAATCTCTTGTCTCTATGTGTTTTTCAAATAATTTTCTTTCACCAGGGATTAATTGATATCTAGGTACTTCTGATCTGTAACCACCTTTAAAAAATGTCCCCTGGGAAGGTGATAGTCCTAAAATAAAATCTGACATAAATTAACTCCTATTGAAAGTTTATAGTAGTGGGGAGTTCTTCTGTTCCCAAGTGACTCCCCGAAAGTATTACCCCTCTACTCGGCTATACTCTACGCAGCAAGTGCGTAAGAGTATGCAGTATAATCGTCATTATTTGCGATTAGTTTGATGGACCGTTACGGTGGTGCCTCTACCGAATACCTCTATATCTACCTTCACAATCAATCGAAATCTATTTCAGCCCCTTCAACGAAAGTCATATCCAAAATAAAGTGTGGCATAAGTAATACCCAATGCGAGCAATATCATTATTGTGAGCCACATTAATTTCTTTTCCATAACTTCCTTTGGTGGAGCTGATCGGAATCGCACCGATGTCTTAACTGTTATCTAGATATGTCAACAGTATCAATAATATTTAGGTCACAAAAGATGTGCCTCATAATATAATTTCTTAGCTTCCCATATTTTATCAACCCAATCATCTCGGTTCTCTACAAACAATTGGGGCTGTTCACTATCAACAGCTATGATTACTACTACTTGTGGAACTGGTATTTTTGTAAGTTCTTCATACGCTATTCCATAAAAAGCACATTGTGCAAAATAACTTTCACACCATTCTTTCTTCTTGGTTCTGTTACTGGTTTTGTAATCTATTACAGATAACTTACCATCGAACTCTGCAATCAAATCTGTTCTACCCGCGACACCAAAATGATTTGAGTATAATCCAAGTTCTACTCCATGAACATTATCTACTCTTTCAAGGAACGGTTCAATGGTCTTGAATAGTTCAATAATGTTGGGCGTTTGTCCGTCAAGATATCCGTCTTCGTTTTTGATATAGGCTTCACAGACAGAATGTACGCTGGTTCCTCTACGCGAGGCTTTACCGGAGATTTTGTTCGCTTCGGTTTCTCCAACACGCTTTCTCCACTCCTGTATAGAAGCTTTGGAGAACTCGCCAAGTATAGTTGTGATTGATGGATATTTGTCGCCGTCTGGAGTAACATAAATTCTTTTCCCATTAATATTTTCAGTTCTCATACCAAAAGACAACTCAGGTCTATTGGCGAGATGTATAAATTTTTTCATATCTTACATTGAATGTCCAGGATTATTTCTTTTCAAATCTGTTATTTTATCTTTGAACCATCCCGGTTCTTTATTGTTAGTACTATGTCGTGTTTTAATATTATCATAACCAAAATATGGCGCCGCGATTATCTGTTTTACTTCACCACCACATTCAAAACTCATATGTTTTGTTTGAGGAATTTGTTGTACACAGGGTGACTCTGTTGGAATATTTCTATCAGCTATCTTTAAATCTTCTTCGAAAGTATGTCCACATTTTTCACACTTATAATCATACGTTGGCATCTTCTATAATCCAGCTTGGGGGTGTTCGTGTTGCTCCATCTGGTGTACTCCAATTAGCATCATTATTTTTACACCAATGTCTATAATAGTTTCTATATCCCGCAATGATATTTTGCAGGTCATCTTCTAAACCTTCTTGTACATAGGACGTATCAATATTTTGGGGGGGAGAATTAAGATCACCTTCAATTATATTATTTGGGATATGACTTAACTTATTATAAAATTTATTCCATGATTCATGTATGTCATCAAACCTATACCAATATTCTTTATTAAGCCAAAACCAAAGATCATGTATCCATTGATAATTTGCCTTAGTATCTTTAGCCCAAGCCGTTGATGTTTCCATTTGGATAAGCGGAAAGCCTGGATCTAAATCATTAAGGTCTTTAAGTATTGAACCTTCAGGATCTAAGAGATGATGAGTATTACATAAAATTTGTGCATATACTGGAATCATCTCTTTTACGTGATCGTCACAATGTGCGTAAGCACACATTTTTGGATCGGAATCCAAAACAAATATATTCATCATGTTACAATCTCAATGTGCGTGGCCTATAAAAAATATGTGTATCAATTTTTGCTGTTTTATGTTTTCTACCTGCCCATCTTGGAGCGGCAATATAATCGGCGTGGTAGTTAAGAGCTCCATCTGTAATGTCAGGTAATTCATCTTGTCTTAAGAGAACATATTTTGCTAACTCTTGAGTGTCGGCCCATAATTTTGTGTTTTTTCTTGGCTCATCACCCTTACCATCACAATACCAACTAAATTGACAACGATCTCTTACTGGTAATTGTAGACCATTACTTGCTGTATAATGTAGGCCTTCATAAACTACTCCACAAACTGTATTTGGATAATACTTGGAGTTTACCCTATTTAATGTTACTTGTGCAACGGCTAATTTTCCTGCAGTACTTTCTATTGCAGCTTCAAAAAATATATTCTTTGCCATACACAAAAGTTCTTTCTCATCAACTAAAAGATTTTTAGTTATTACATTATCTGCTATTTCAACCAATCCATCTATTGTAGTATTTTGTGGATGAAACCAAAGGAAGTCTCCTCTGAATGATCCAGAACTTCCTACTGGGGAAGCTACAAAAGTACTAACAATGAGAACAAAAAGAAATAAAAGATATTTCTGCATATTCCTCGTTTTCTTTGGGTTAACGTTCCTAAAACTTCGGTCTGTTTCTTTTAGGACCTCGTACAACAACTTCATTGCCTGAACCTAGTTGCGAACTTTTAATAAAAGCTGTAATGTCAAAATCTGATTCTAAAATATCAGGACCTAAAGGCCCTCGAAATTTTTTAGCTGACTTATCATAATCTAAAGTTATCACGGCATTTAATGGTTCAACAAATCTTGCTGTTACGGAACGTGGTAGAGCTGAAGTTTTATCATAATCAATCCGCCGTAGTTCGGCTTCTTTGGTAGTTTCAACGCCTTCAGATATACGCTTAAATTTAACTATTCGGTTTTCAAATTTGTTTATATTAATCATTTACTCTATGGTAATATTTCTGGAAAAGTGTCTTTGACTAGTTTATAGGTTAAACCTCTAAACTTTAATTTTTTATCTTTAATTTGAATTACAACATCAGCCTCTTTAGGATGTAAACTTTCTAACATAGAAACAAAAAGTTGCTCTCTTCGTAATTGAGTAAGTCCATCATGGCCCCCTTCAATGTATAGATAAAATTTTCTAATATTGGGATATAGATATGTGGGATTGTACTCATCAGGAGAACCAATCGTTTTGTACGGTGGTGCACCAGAAGGTAGAGCAAATTTTATATCTGGATGAAAGGCATATTTTAATAAGTCCTTTAGAGGAGTTGATTCGTTTTCCAATAGAACTTTTTTTCTAGCTCCAAAGGAATTTGCAGCAGCTACATCCTCAAATATTCGTGGAATACTTAGTACACTCATAAATTAAAACTCCGTTAAATTTTCTGTTAAGTTCTTTAATCTATGATTTATGAAATATGTAAGAAGTCTCTTACGATCACCAACTGCGGTTGTTTCGAATTGTTCTGTTATATTTATACGAATTGACTCAGGTACTTCACCCAAATCAATTAACTGTTTGTTTCTATTATAGTTTCTCAACATTTCCGAATCACAATACATGTCTGGATCCAACTCAAAC